ATCAAAGGCTCTCCAAGCATTGTTTATCCTCAATTATTCTGGCGCGAAGAAGGCGAAGAAAAGCCAAGAGCTCTTTCATGCAGGCGACTTATCTACAATTATTGTGTTCAAAAGCTTCCAGACAACTTTTTAATCAAAAGCTCATGCGGCAACAAAGCATGCGTCAATCCTAAGCATATGTATATCAAGCATGACGATAATATGTTTGATACTCCTGAAGAAAAAGCTGTTGCTCAAATACAAAGAAAAGGCCCAAATGAATGCTGGACAATGAGTGGAGCAAAGCCTGGTGAAACGCCTAGAACTTATTGGAGAGAAGATAATAAGGATTATTCACTTCTATCTCGTCATCTTATTTATACCTATTACAACATGAAGCCATCCGGAGATGTAATGGTTAGAACAAGATGCCAAAACAGAGCATGCGTGAACCCTAACCATTTATATGGCGTTCCAAAACCACAGAAGAAAGATAAATAAAAAGAGGGCGAAAGCCCTCTTAATTATTCTTCAATACCTATTTCTACTTCTTTAGGCTCTTCTATTTCTATCTCTTCAACATTAATTGGCTGAGCAGCTTGCTTGCTTGCAACTTTAAATGCTAGCTCAACAGCTGATTTGGCATTAGCGCTATCAACCTTTTCTTGTTCAAGATTAACTTTAGCCTGCATTTCTTGAATATCAGCAATTGCTCTGATTTCTTCAATGTCAGCTTTTTGCTTGCTAATTGCAACTTCAGCTGATTTGATTGCTAGCTCACCTTCTGCCTGCTCTGCACGTTGCTGAACTTTAGCCATCTCAACTTGAGTAACTGCCTGCAATTGCATTTGAGCTGCATCAGGTTGTTGCGCTGCCATCTCAGCTTGCTGCTTAAGCTCTTCCTCAAATTCTTCAGCTTTAGCTTTAAGAGTATCAATATTTCTGATTTCCAAGTTATCAAGAAGAACGCTCAAACCTTTAGTGTTCATAAATTGAGCAAATATTTCAGAAGATTGCATCATCTTAACAAGCATTTCTAATGAAACTTGTTTTTGAACAGAAGAGTTAACGCCGGCTTCAATCTTAAGCTGCAGCATGGAAGCATCATAATTTAAATCTACGCTTTCTTTATCGCGTGGATTATTAACCATTCTAAAGCCACGCTTGCCATCTTTGCCTACTACCGGAAGGCTTCTAGGAGTTTTATAATACTTAGGAATCAAATCTAAAACGATTTGGCCTATTCTATCCCAGCCTTTTAAGTAGTTAATTAAGTAAGGGCCGGCAGCGCCATTGGACTGCATCGCACCTTGCATAATTGCTCGGCCTGATAAATTGTCGCCAACAATGCCTTGTTGAGCGTCATAAGAGCCCAAGGTTGCCTGAATATTGCGGTCAGCGTTCATAAATGCTGATTCAACAATTGGAGGAGTAGGCGTACGTTGAATTTCTCTTGGAGCTTCTAATGGTTGGCCAGTCTTGTCATCAAATGCGTTATAAAGAAGAACATTGGCTTCTTGAACGTTTTGATAAGCATCTTTGTAATCTTCTGGAACCGCTTCAACAGAAACGATGAACTTATGCATAACCATGTTTTCAATTTCATTCATCATGGTTTGACCAGCCAAATTCTTGCTTCTTTGAGCATCTCTAGCATGGTAAACATATGGTCTTGTCATCTGTTGAGTAGCTCCGCTATTAGAGCTGCTTTGAACTCCAGATGCGCCAGTAGATACATCGCCCCTAATCAATACGGAATTACCATCTATAAATACGATTGGCAGATATTTGTAATCAGTTACGCCGCGGTATAGCTCTTTGGCTTCACAGAAGCGTGATTGTTCAATATATTCAACATCTGTCCAGCGTTCTTCTAGAATAATTGGAGCTTGTTCAATAGCATCCCAAACTTCTATAAGTTTTTTATATTGTTCAATAGGAATCACATGACCATTAGATAAACGAACAATCTTCATACGTTTGTATTTCTTCTCAAACATATAGGCCACAAGAACGATTTCTTGAGTCTCGTTTGCATAACTCCACTGGAATCCTTGGAGGCTAGAAGAAATATTGAACTTAATATCTTGTGCTGCAGCTTCACCGAATTCTTCAATGAATCTTTCCTTGGTATAAGGAATAAGCATTCCACAATAAGCGCCATCACCTTTGTGAGATGTTCTTGCCATTGGATCAAAGAATGTCATAGTTGGATCAAATACACGCTCAACTATGATTTGCTGTTCAAAAGAAAACTCATTTACATAATCAGTGCGAACCCAGACTGCTGAGAATCCACCAATAAGTTGGTCAGTATTAATATTTGATTGAAGATTATCATTAGAGGCATCATTAAAGATTGCTCTTAAATAGCTTTCAACAACTTCTTCAGTAGCTCTGAAATCTTCTGTAAGCATCTCAACTGGAACACCGTCAGCTGCTCTAACAGTAATTGATGGCTCCTGTTGAGCAAATTCAGTGCGCAATCTAGAGACCATAGCCTCTAGAATGTTAAATTGCACTGTTGGCTTTTGTAGAGTATTTAGTACAGCAATATCGCTGCCAGAGAGGTTAGTAGCACAAACAAACTTAGTGAAATCCCAGAAGCGATCATTATTGTGCCTAAAGTATTCATACCATCCCTCTACCATTTTCTTACGCTTTTCTAGTCTTTCAGCATGCTCTTTGCCTATCTTGCGACCTTTCTTATCAATATCCGTCATATATATTCATCCTTGAGTTTCTTTTTGCGCTTAACTGTTTCTTAAAAGTACCCGCAAGAGATTTAACTTTTTCATCATTCTTGCTATATGCCCCAATAGAACTCACAGGCATTGATAGGGTTAAACAAAGAGAGTCTGCTAAATCACTAGACCTAATACCACGTTTTTTCATATCGGCTTTGGATTCCATTATGAGACGACTATTGGAATCAAATCTATATCTAATTCCACATAGGTCAGCATGTAAAGCATCATCATCAGGTATAGTACATGGCTCGTTTTTCAGCCATTCATATAACAATCCCCACATTTCTGCTCGCTTATTAGAATACTTTACCCCATCAAGCGGACTGCTGCCCGCATTAATGGCGTGTACGATACTACTATGACCAAGCTCATTAAGGCGGTCAACGACACCAGCGCCCAGGCCGCCGACATCAACACATACCATTGCTGGTCTTTCTCTTTCAATAAGTGAATGGACAATCCCTGCGATTTCCATTGTATCTTTTTTAACATAGCTTTCCAGGCCAAATGCATATCTCCCCTGTCTTCTTATTATAGCGGTTCTGTCATCGCCAAATCTTGCTGGATCTACGCCAATAACTAACGGACCATATTTCTCTGCTATCTGGCATTTACGAGCCTTAACCACCAAGTCAGAAGGAATATAATTATCCTCTCCCGTCATTTGGAAGGCTTCAGTGGAGTTGCATGGGTATTCCTGCCTAAAAGCTTTCTCACCATCTACACCATTAACTGACAGCTCTATTATCTTGCCTCTACGCCAAGCTAATTGGTCATCAGTTAAGTTATAAAAATCTTTTAATTGTTGTTCTTCGGGGGTGGCTTTAAACTCTTTGCCAGCATCTTTTATATACTCATCTTGCCAAAACCATGGCACAAAGATTGCTTGAAAATCTGAGCTTCCAGATTCAGCGGCCTGCCATTGCTGATGGAAGTAATTTCCAACACCATTAGCAGTTGATTCCATTATTACTTCAGTATTATCAGAGATAGGAATTGCCTGCATAATCCCAACCGCATGGTCAGCAGCATTATTCCAAAATGCGCACTCAGAGAAATGCGCCAACTGAATAGTAGATGAACGCCCTACGTTCTTATTCTCAGCAGTTCCTAGCTTATAAGAAGAATCTAATTCCCCAAATATAAGCTCTTTAGAGTTGGATGTAGACACTGCCGGCCTAACTAGAGCAGGAGTGTTTTCATAGTACCTCTTGACCATTTTAAAGAGGTTATTCGTTGCATCTAATGCATGAGTAAGAATAAAAGTCTGCATCCCAGTGGTGTGGGTAGATTTATGATAAAATCTAGCGCCTATATAAGTAGAGACGCCTTGTTGGCGCCCCTTCAATATCAAAGCTCTGACTTTGCCAGTCATTTTTAATTGCTCTTCTAACTTCTGATGAATATAGAGCTGAGCTTTATTAAATGAAAAAGATTCTACTGCGCCACTTTTAGTTCTTATCTTTAAACATTTAGTAGCATAATAAATTAAATCATCTTTTAGCTTTTGGCGAACTCTTCGCTCTCTTTCATCCATAGTTTATAAATTACTCGAGCTCTTTCAATGCGTCTTCATGACTCATGATGGTTATTTCTTGCTGAGTCTTGTCGCCATAAACCTTAGGAGCCAGCTTAGAAGCATGCCATTTCAAAGTGTCTATCTTTAACTTTGCTCTAGCAATAGAGGTTGGATTGCCTACCCAGCCCTTCTCAGTTTGAATCATGTCATTGCTCTCATCATTAGCAATTTCAAGCATTTCATTGACATGAACCTCTTGTTGAAGTTCTCTAGCTTTCTTATATTGTTCGGCGAATTCTGGATGCCGCAATATCCATCCATAGATAGCATCATAACCTGGAATATCAGGATTTTGCTTGCATATTGTTTTTATCCCCGCCGAATTGGTGGCTATCAGCTCACATATTCTTGTTGCCACTTTAGGATCATAAGTGTCGGGTCTTCCTGTCTTTAACTTGTCTTCTGGGGCTTTTCGTTTAGTCACTTTCTATTTCCCTTTACTTGGTCTCTTAGCTTTAGAGCCAGCTTTAACTGCAGGCTTAGCAGCAACAGGCTCATTTACTACTTCCATTATAGCTGGTGTAACGGCATACAGTATGTCATCTAGCTCTTTATCATCTATATCTGGCACATAACCTGAGCCACAACAAGCAGAACATTTTTCCATAACCATCATTCCAATGCCAAGGAGAGTTTTAGCTCCCCTGCATGCATGGCAAAGCTTAAGCTTCAACTACAATCTCCTTAGGAGCAAAATCAATATTAGCAGCATCAGTTTCTGCTTTAAGTTTGGCAGCTTGTTCTTCTTGTTCTTTTAATGCGTTAGCAATAACTTCAGGACTAGCAACTGCAGTAATGCCTTCGAAATTAAGCATATTTGGGTATAGTAATTTAATAAATGATAAATCAAGACTTTCATCTAAATCTAACACTTGCTGATGAACCAATCCGGTTTCATTATCTGTGTGAATACGAGCAACTAACTTAAATGTTTTAACACCATCTGTTTCGTTGTATACTACTTGAACTTGTACTAACATCCTTTTCTCCATGTATTAAGTTAAAATGAAATCTTATCATAGTCATGATTTCTAATCATCAGACTACTTTTTATTTTCTAATTCTTTTACTCTTTGTTGTAAGTCTGCAATAGCTTGTTGCATTGCTTTGAATTGTTGTTGAAATTCTACCACTGCTGGGTTTTCTTTTAGCATCTTTTCTATATCTAATCCAAACATAATAATCTCCTTATTAAAGTTTAATCTTATCGCATCCGCTGTCTCTAAGCATTGTTTCAGCTTTTTTTATTTCATTTAAAGTATTTCTCATTTCATCTAAGAAGATGCTTCCTTCTAATATTAAGTCATCAGAAGCCATCTTGGCTGCAATTTGTCTCAATGTTAGATAGTGCATTTTTAATTGCTCATAAGTATATTTGCAGGCAAATTGATTGCTCTTTTTTCTTTTACTTATATATGCTTTTATTTTTTTACAGAATGCCATAATAATCCTTTATTCTAAACGTGATTTTTTCTTAGATAATGTCCTAGATGTAGTTGCGCGACTTGATTCGCTATTATCACCAAATACTTCCTCGACTGTTCCAACTTCACTCATTAATTTTACCAGCTCGGCATAACTCGTTAAGTGTTGCAGATTGGCGCCTACATCCATCACCTCTTTAATACTAGATATTTTTTGGTTAATCAAGCCTGTAAAATCATTGTGTCTTTCTTTTATTTTTTTATTTAACAGTCTTTGTTCTTCTGCGTCTTCATTTTCTGGATCTACGCCATTAATAGATTGTCCATGCTCTAGATGAAAAGAGAACTTTTCTGTGAGTTGCTTAAATATCATTGATGGGATTTGGATTGGAGTTATTTCTACAAAGTTTGGAGTCTTGTTATCAATGAAGTCATTTTTGCCGTTTATGTAG